AGAAGCCGTTCCGGAGGTCGCGGTGATGGAACAGCCAAGGCCGGACTCGATCGACTCCATCGGCATGGACAGTTTTCCAGCGACCAACTGCCCTTCCGGCTGGCCCAGCATCTCGGTCGCCATCTCCAGCAGCTTCTTCCCGCCGACGTTGGTCGGAGAAGACATGAACTGCTGGCAGATCTGGAGGATTCTGAGTCCCACCTTGGACAGCCCCTCGTGGCGCATGTCCTTGATCGTCATGTCGGGCCGACGATTGCCTTCCTGCAACAGCGAGAGCGTCGTGGTCGCCGGGGTTCTGCCCGGAAGGCTCTGCATGTTGCCGATCTGAAGATCACCGATGCCGGTTCTCCGTTCTCCCATCTGCTGCACCATCGCTTGCAGATTCGGGAGTGAGGGATAAATGTCGGCCATCGGGAAGACGCCGAAGTCCTGCCGGACGTCCCCTTCCGTCGTGAAGATCTTCCACGGATAGATCGGTTCGCCCGGAGCGATGTTGGCTCCTGCTTTCGCCACGATCATCCGCGAGTTCGACAGGATGACGTTGTCCCAGTTGAAGTTGAACAGGTCCGACGACATCAACTGGAAGACTTCCTTCTGCTCGCACACCCCGATCCCGTAGAAGCCATCGGACGGGAAGTAGCGGACGACCTCGTAGGGACGCTGCAAGTGGTGGTAGTACTGGTACACGCCGCGGATCATCTTCTGCGTCGGCATGTGATACCAGACGATCACATCGTCCTGACTCTCCCTGCCTTGCGTCGGGAATCTCGCGTGCACCTCGTACAGTTCGATCTCGCGGAGATACGCTCCTGAGACCCCGCGACTCTCCGAGCTCCGAGCCGGAACACTCTCATTGTCGAAGTCGGCCGGGGCGCTGGAGGCTTTGTCGTACTGCGCGTCCGTGACCGACGCGTCGAAATTGGATTGCGAGGACTCCTCGAACCGGATGACGAAGTCCAGGTCCTCCTTGCTGATGTTCGGGAGGTAGGGGCTTGCGGAATCTGCCATCCACTTGAGCGTCGCGACGGGGACGCGGATCTTTTCAGCCACCCACGGCGCACCGCCCTGATCGTCGGGCTGGAGCGACAGGCTTTGGGGCGGAAAGAGCAGGTTGGCCAGCTTGACGTGGTCGACGAACGGTTTTCCCGTCACCTTCATCGCCTTGACGACCCGGCCATGGTCGTCGTAGGTCATCACGGGACGGCGTTCGTACGTCCAGCCGTGCTTGTAGATCCCCGTCCCCAACTTCACCATCTCGTTGAAGACGCGCTTGTCGACGTTGTACATCCGAAGCACAGACCCGTCGAGCCATTGCAGGAAGTCCTGCATCGGCTTCTTGACCTCGGTCCACTTCTCATTCAGGTCCGAGAGGGTCCAGAGGTTGTCGGTCGCGTGGATCGTCTGGATGAACTTCGCGTAGAGCTGATCCACGTCGGTCGCCGTCATGGGCAGCATGTAGTTCGCTGCGCCCTCGTACGGCGTGTTCCGCATCGGCTGCTTCACTGGTGCGCGATATTGCTCGAGCCACGAAACCCATTGACTAATCAATGGATCGTGGAGGCCCTTCGCGTAGGTGATGTCCGCGTGCAGATAATCCACGAAGTCGCCTTTGCGGCCTCGTGGATTCGCTGGTGTCCCGGCAGACCACTTGATCGGGTCGATCGGCACTACGCCGGATACCCGTAGATGTCGGTGGGCTGCACTAGCAGTTGTCGAGGACGACGCCGGGGCCCTGCCAATCGGGGTGCTTGATCGGGGGCTGGTTGGCGTCCGTGTTCTTGGTCCCGTCGAACGACTGGACACCCGGTCCCTTCGCCTTCGGGAAGCTGTCGGGCGCGGAGGTGACCGGGACGCGCTTCCGGATCGGGACGGGCATCAGCGGCCTCCTTTGCGGCGGAGGCGCTTGGCTTCGGCGGCGGACTCGCTTGCTTGCGCCTCGCGGGAGCGGCGAAGGCGGTCCACGGCCTGCGTCTGCTGGCGAAGGAGCGGGACCGCCTTGTTGTCGCCCTGATCGCCGCTCACGATTCTGTTCACCTCCCGGCCAGCCCGCGAAGCGGCAGCATCGTTTGCGAAGTCGTCGGGCGAGTACTCGCCACCCTGCCTGCGTTCGGCCGAAAGGGCGGTGTCTGGGCCCATGCCGCGCGTGCTCGTTCGCTTTGCACGCAGCCCTGCCAGCACAGCAGAGATGCTGGTCGACTCATCCGCCTCTGCGTGCCGAGCCTCGACGGCCTGCTTGCGGCGGCGGGCCTTCTGGGGGTCTTCTGCCATGCCCATGCGCTATACCTCGTCGTCTTGGAAGGACTGCACGCCGGCTGGCCAGTCGCGGCCCTTGCCACTCAGTCCCTTGCCACTCGGCGCGGCATACGGCACGGGAGCGGACTTGGTGACCACCGGGGAACCCAGTGGGGCAGTGCCATCGGCCTGCGAGATGGCGGGGGTGCCCGTGGCGCGCGGACGAGCCCCATCGGGCTGCGACCCGGTCAGGCTGCCCGTCCGAGCCACAGGACCTTGGGCCGAGGTGCGATCGTTGAAGCTGTCGACAGGCATTTTGACCTCTAAGAGATAGCCACTATCGCGTAATATAGCACTGATACGGCGTATGAGGCTAGTATCCCGTCGTTTTGTCATCGGTAGCGGGGCGGGGTGACGGTGGCGGGGTCCACGTAGAAAATCACCGCGTTCCGGTCGCACTGGATGGCCCCGAACGGCTGCTTCTCCCGCTGCATCCAAGCGATGTCCGCGTCCGAGGGCATACACTGGTAGGCCAGCTCTCCGCCCTTCCAGCACACGCTCCCGATGATGGCGCAGGTTTGCGGAGGGTGGGTGTGCAGCTCGGCTACATCGTTGCCGGGGGCGCATTCCAGGGTCACCGAATGCGTGGTCGCGGCCAGGATCGTCGCCGGGGTTGCCGAGATGACGCGGTACACCAACTCCCCGCCCCAGTATTCGTAGCGCCACCGCAGACAATAGGCGCGTTCCAGGATCGGGTGGTCGTTCTCGTGCGCGTCCCAGTCTTGTGCGAGCCGGTTCCGCACCGATTCGTCCATGAATCCCCACCGGATGCCCGGAATGAGCGGCGCCGTTCGTCCCGGAGCTGGTGCGGCGGCACACGCGATCACGAGCAGGGCGGCGCACGAGAGGGAGCGTATCATCGGCGGGACCTCAGGTGGGCGAGCATTTCCGCGACGCGCGCGGACGCGATGGCATTGCAGACGCTTTCTTCCTGCTCCTCACTCAGCTTGACGCCGATGTCGCTCAGATCCGCGTGCGTCTGTTCGTGGGTGAGCGTGAGCCACATGGCGGTCGGATGCATCCCCGAGCGGACCGAGATGATGCGCGCGAAGGGGTCCCAGTAGCCGAACAGCCGCTCCTTGGGCTCCTCCGGGTCACGCAAATCCTCCACGACCTGCACGGTGATCTCGCCGTGGGTGGAGAACACGGTCGGGGGCAGCGGGGGGAGTTTCGTCTTAGCCGCCATCTTCGCCATCCGCCTGCGGCTTCCATTTCACGATGGAGGGAGTTCCCGGCAGTTCATGGCCACAGAACACACACAGCTCGAACACGAACGGCTCGCCGGTGTGGTCGTCGTGGTCGTACGTATCGCGCTCCACGAACGCGTAGTACTTGGCCCGGTGGCTCATGGTGCGTTTCGGGAGGTCGGTGAAGACCCACCCTCTGGCGACTTCCCAGTAGATCAAGTCTCCCGAGGCCTGTGCTTCTCGGCGTCGGTCGCAGGAGCAGATGATGCGCGTCACCATGGTGGTCACGCGGCCAGCGAGGCGCCGAGCGCCGCGATGGAAGCTTTCCCGTTCACGACGTGGACGAGTTCGACGCCGTAGTGGCCAGCATCGTGGGACACGACCGCAAATCCATTCGCCCAATCCGGCGCCGACGCATAGGACGGCGAGAGCGCACAGCAGCAGCCAATCTCGTAGGCGCGCTGCACCGCCTCGATGCGGTTCCCAACTGCGGGAATTCGTCGGGTGCTGGAGCCGATGCGGTGGGTGTGGGAGTTCAGGGTTGAGCTCTGCCATTTTTCCATGTGCCCCCGCGCGGAGTAGCCACCCTTGGCCCGCGCCATGTCGCCGTGAAGGACCAGGAGATCGTCCGCGATCACCACCGAATCGACCAGCGTGATCGAGGACCACGTCGGGTAGAACCACCGCTGATAGCTCAACAGATCCTCCGCGTCCGCATGCCCGAGCAGTTCCGGGCAGCGATCACTGAGGTAGCGCCACCACCGAGAGGCTGTCCCATTGCCGGAGTGGTTGGCCTCCGTCTCGATCACCTCCATCCCCCAGCCATCTCCGATCGAATGGAGGTCTCTGAGGAAGCCGTGAAACGCGGCGACTTCGTCCCGGAGCGTGTGCTGAAACTTTTTCCGCGCGTCCTTGGGATATCGAGACACCGCAAGCAGATCGACCGAGTCCCCGTTGAGGATGAAGCGGCGGGGCTTCAACGCAGCCACCGTTTGCAGCAGCACAGCGACCGTTGCTGGATCGTGGTGCGGGAAGTGGAAATCCCCCGCAATCACGGTGATGTCGTTCGGCTTGCCCGTGACCTTCGGGCGCTCTGGGGCTGGGAGTTCGACGGGGCGGAGCCAGTCGTAGACCTCTGCCTTGACGGCCAGATCCTCTTTGGCGCGCCCGACGCGCGTCTCCCAGTCGGCGACCACGGGATTGTCGGCGAGGCGCTGCAACTGCCGTTGGCGGGAAATGCGCCCGTCGATCTGCGGCCTCGTGACCATCGGGAAGACAGCGGCGACACGGTCCACGATCTGTTGGCGGTGCAACCCCTCCCCGACGGCCTCGTCGACGACCCAGTGCCACGGCTGGGCGACCGGCTTCGCACTCGCACTCATCGGCTGTACCGGATGACGCAGCTCCCGATCGCAGTACAGACGATCAGGAGGGCGGAGTAGCAGATGAAGCGAACGGACGTGCGAGGCAGGTCGGGCACGCGGACCTCACAGGAAGGAACTACGCGGCGTGCAGGTACTCCCAGACGAGTTGGTTGCCCCCGTCCTCTTGCAGGTGCGCGGCGAGCGGAGACGGGCTCACGCGCATCCCCGGCCCAAACTGAACGTGTGGCTTGTCAGGACTTGACCAGCCAGCACCAGACACCAAGCCTTCCGCCTCCACACACGCTTGGAGGTCTTTCCAGAACCGCTCCGGGATCTCGTCCCAGTCGTGGTCGCCGGACGTGATGTCGACCGCGAGCCCAAAGCCGTGCCAGGATTTCGTGTTCGTCGGAGCGTTGGTGACAACACCTCGTCCATCATCCCACTCACGACCGAAGCCGTAGAGCCACGCCTGTCGTTCTGGTGTGCGGACGGTTTCCGTGATGACGGGGTGCCAGCCGCGGATCTTGAGCTTGGCGAGGGCAAGTTGCAGCTTGCGCCAGAAGCCCGGGGCCAGCAGGGCGACGTCCTTGCAGACGCGCGGTTCGGGGGGCGGCTTTCTCACTTCTGCGCGATGGCGTCCCGGACGCCGGCTGCACTCACGACGGTTCCGACGGCCTGGATCACTTCGACCACGCCGACCTTGGGTTGGCCGGCGAGCCACGCCCCGGCGCCGAGGACAGCGCCCCAGACGGTCTTGCTTTTGAGCAGCAGAAGGAATCGCGACATGCGTTATCTCCGGTGGGTGAGGGAGGCCATGCGGGAGCGGGCGAGCGCGCGTTCTTCCGCCTGTCGGACTTCGGTGCGCTGCGTGCCCGAGGGCTGGATACGTCTGCGGAGGCGCGGCCAGTAGCCCAAGAGGTCGATGATGTCCTTCCGCATCGCGCGCGGGTATTGCCCGTACTGTTGCGTGAACTCGTGGAACGCGGGGCCACTGCCGATGTAGAAGCTCCCACCCTGATAGGTGGGCTCCATCTCGAGGATGCGGACGTCCTTGTTGACGTTTCCCGTCTTCATCGACGTGTCGTCCACGATCACCGACAAACCGGCGTCCTGAATCGCCCTCCGAAGCAACTGCGCGAAGGCGACCTGTTGCCCTGCTCTCTCCACGAAGACTTTTCGCGGGGAATACCGATGGCAGAAGTTCACCACCTGCTTGATCGCAACCAGATAGGTGTCCTGCTCCGAGTAGCAGTCCAGGAAGAAGGACTTGCCTTGCAGATCGTCGCCTAAGACGACAACGGCAGCTCTCGCACGGTCTTCGGTCAGGCGCTCGGAGAACCCGCCGGGATCGACCAGGATGACGCGGTCCAGATCACTCACGCGGATGACCTTCTTCTCCGCGGTCTCGGTAGTGATGTGAAAGGAGTGGTCCTGCTCCAGCCACGTCAGATACTTGAGCCACGTCAGCTTGAACGCGGACGTGATGTCGTCCGACGGGTTGTTCATGTAGTTGGCCGAAAACAGCACCGGATCACGCACGCGAAGTTTCGCCAAATCCTCCAGCGACCACTTCTCGGGGAAGATGGATTGGCCGTCCTCGATCGCGGCTCTCCGAAACACGGCAAGGTCTCCAACGCGGTAGGCGTCAACTTGCTGGGTTCCTGATTCCAGCTTGGCGCGCAACAGCACCTTCTGTGGGGATTCGCCGTTGCCGTACGCGGATTCGACGTGTTCGTAGGAGTCCCCGAACCACCATCTCGTCCCCACGAAAATCGTCTCGGGGAACGGCTCGGCGGACTTGTTGACGATCGGCTCCAACTGGTGAATCCACCGATTCGTCTGATGCATGATCTGCCACGCCCCTGCGCGAGCGTTTTCCATCGCGTCGCGCGAGATCATGTCGTCGCAGATGATCAGGTCCGGATGCTTCCCGGCCAATGCCGCCCCAACACCGGCGGTATCGAGCGTGGGGTCCGGCCGTCCTGTCGTGCGCTGCACCACGATACGCGTAGCGGACCAAATCGTGTTGTTGAGGTCTGGCGGGATGAGCTCAGGGAAAAGGGCCCGCAGCAGTTGGTTGTTCTCGAACTGGAACTTGATGTCCCCGAGAAAATCCTTCGCCAGAAGCTCTTTCTCATTGATGAGCAGGATGGAGATGTCGCGGTTCGCGCAGATGCGTTGGATGATGTACGCGCGGATCAGACTCGATTTTCCGTCT